AATTTATTGTCTCTGGATGAAAGAAAAAAAGTTAATGACGAAATAAAGGAAGAATCAATAAAGTATACAGAACAAATACAACAGTTAAGAAATAGTGCACAAGCAACATCAAATGGAATATCAAGTCAAGCAGACAGTGAAACAGGACTTGAACAAGATGCATCAAGAATTGAACAAGATGCATCAAGAATTGATACCGAAGGTTTGGGCAATTTTGCCGGTGGAACTAGACAAAAGCAGTCAAAAAAATATAAAAGCAAACGCACAAACAGCAAAAAGAAAATGATTTCTCATAATTAGATAAATATATATAATATTATAGTATTATAATACTATAATACTATGAATGTACCTATTAAATATTTACCAAAACATATAACTAAAAAAGATAAAAAAACATTAGTAAAGGAATTAAAAAAATCACGCAAAGCTTATAAAAAAAATAATTATTATACACGAAAAAAGATATCTTCATATAAATCCAAACCTTCACAACATATATTAAATGTTAAAAAATTATATAATATTGATAAATTAGTAATTAATTCTAATCTCTCAAAAAAAACAGGGTGCTCCATAAATTCATTACGCAAAATTGTAAATAAAGGACAAGGTGCTTATTATTCATCTGGTTCAAGACCGAACCAATCAAGTCATAGTTGGGGATTAGCACGTTTAGCAAGTTCTATTAGCGGTGGCAAAGCATCAGCAATAGATTATAAAATATTAGAAGATGGATGCACTAAATCATCTAAGGCATTAAAGTTGGCAAAAAAAGCAAAATTAAAATACAAATATGGAACGCGTAGAGTAAGAAAAATTAAATTATTTTAATATTTTTAATAGTTTAATATTTTTAATAGTTTAATATTTTTAATATTTTTATATTTTTTATATTTTTTAAATTATTTAGCATATACTAATCCTCCAAAACCGTTTTGGAACAATAATATATTATATTTTTCTTCTATAACATGTAAATTATAATTATATTTATAAATACTAGTAGGGTCTTTTGTTACACCAATAATAACACCTGTTTCGTCACAAATAGTTGAAAAGTTAGACGCTACTGAATCTATAGGAGGATTACTATAATTATTATACTCAAACTCAATTGTTTTAAATAAATTAGTATTAAATGCTCCGTTAGGTTGTAATTTAAATGGATCTGTAGTCAGTGAAAAATTATAACAATATAATCCGGTTTTTGAACATGCTCCATTAGATTTATTAAATTTTTCTAGTTTACTAAAAATATTACTGTCAAAATCTTGCTCTCTATATTTACCATCACAAATTATAGCAAAATTTTTCATTATTTCACATTGATTAGTTTGAGAATATATGTCTGGATTATATCCTGTTATATAAATATTTCTTGAAATATCACCACTATTGTAAGTAAAATGTGGAGTATAATATTTATATTCATCATCAATTTGAAGTTTCTTTAAATCATTTGGGATTTTATCCTCATATAACCAATTAGTATAATTAGACCATTCATTCCTAGAAGCAACATCACTTCTTTGAAAATACCACATCCAACTACTTATTAAACCTTTTGACTCTATTTTTATTTTATTAGACTTTATAGCTTTTTCAAAATTATATTCATTAATTTCTCGTATTAAATAACTCTGACTATTTTTAGCAAAATGTTTTCGCTCAGCTTCTTCCAAAAAACATTGTGTACATATTAAATGAATATTAGTATTTATAATTGTGTTATAAATTGCATAATTATCAATATTATGAGTTACATCTCTATCTGGCGGAGGATGCATAAATCTTTTAAATTGATAAACAAAATTATTTTGATTTGCTTGAATTTGCGGAAAATTGTTATAGGGTATAGGATTTATAGAATTTTCATATAACACATCTTTTATTGTATATAATTCAATAATAGGTCTTAATGTAAAATCAATAACTAATTCACTATATTGTAAACATATTAATGGTAGTGCCATTAATGATGACATAGAAAACCAACTATTAATTGGTATATATAAATTATAATCACGTATTGATGGTTCAATACCACTTATGTCAGGACTAACATCATTAAAATTAAACGCGCTTGGATAATTATTGTTTCTATTATTATAATTTGCAGGATCGTTTAGTTCACTAATATTTCCTGTCATTTTATCAAATAATGCTTTTTTATGTGCATCATAATCCCGCTCTACAATATTTTGTAAATAATGACCACTAAATTTTTGTATTGTTGTACCATCAATTGTTATATTGACTTCTTTAATTATTTGGCAACCAATATTTTTAATCCATTTAAACTCATAGGGTCTATATTCATTGTTATATTTTAAAACGGGACTCCATATTCTTGGTAATTTTACTACTAAATACATATCCATTAGTAAATCGCCATAGCGTAAAATTTTAAAACTAAATTTGCTAATTTTTGTAACATCTAATTCAGTTTGTCCTACTTGATCAATTCTAAATTTTTGTAATCCAAAATTTGTATATTTAGAATATGTTGATTTAAAAAAACTTTTAGTTGGATTACCAGTCAAAATAATATTTTGATTTCCTAGTGCTATTAAATTTAATAATCCACCTGCCATTAATATTAATTAATATAACATTATAATTTTTATTTATGTCATAATATATTTTAATTTTTTTTATAGTAATTAAAATATATACTAATTATAATTATTATTAGTATGGCATCAACTAAACCTACATTTATTGATAAGTTAAATAAATCAGAAAATTTAATTATAACACTAGGAGTTATTATTTTATTATTATTAGTTTTAGTTGGATGGATTTTTGATAGATTAGGATTAAAAGAAAAATCATGCACTAAATTAGAAATATATTATCCGAAACTAACAAATCAGTCTTTTTTTAATAATGGCAATAATATGAAATCAAGTGCTTCAAGTATTTTTGATAATTCTAATAATACATTAATTAATTATAATGTTAAAAGTGCATATAATTGTTGTTGTGGAGATGGATATAAGAATAATTTTGTTGCTATATGTGCTTTAGAAAAATGTATTGGTAATGGATGCAGGTTTTTAGATTTTGAGATTTATTCATATAATAATGATCCTATTATTGCTTCATCTACAGCAAACAGTAATTATATTAAAGAAACATATAATGCTTTATTATTAAGCGAAGTATTAAATACAATAATAGAAAATGCTTTTGATGGTGAAAAAACACTTTGCTCTAATGACCCATTAATATTAAATTTTAGAGTAATGAGTACAAATTTAACTATGTTAGAAAAGATGGGTGATTTATTTGAAGAATATTTAGATAGAAGTATTAATTCAAATTTCACATTATTGCAAGGATATAAAGATGCTTCTGTATTAAGCGTTAAAATGACAGAATTATATAGAAAAGTTATTATTATATGTGATTTTAATCCTGAACCTAATATTATTATAAATCCTAAATTAATAAAATTGAAAAATTATATTAACTTAAAAGGTAAAAGTTTATATTGTAATACATATAGATACAATGAAATAACTATTAAAAATGGCAATGCACAATTTATTGAAGATACTAAAAAAAAATTTACAATAGTATTGCCAAATTTAGATAATTCAATCAAAAATTATGACTCTGTTATTTGTTTTGTAAATGGATGCCAAGCAATTTGTATGAAGCATCAAAATTTAGATAGTAATTTAACTGGATACAATAATGAATTTACTCTTGCATCAAATTTTTCTTTTAAAATGAAAGAAGCAAGATTGTTAAATGTTATTCCTGACAGTCTTGAAATTACTTCTAGCGTAAGTTTAAATAATTATTCATCACAAGATATAACAGGAAGATTAAATAGTCAATTTAGTAGAAGATAAATATTGATAACCATTATATAATATTTTTATATATTATATTATATAATTATAATATATATTTTAGTATGAAAGAATCATATGAAGAAAAAGAATTAAAAATATTGAGAAATGCCATAGATAATGCAACATATATTATTGGAACCAAATTAGTGCAATCAGATACTATTAAAAATGTTATTGAAATTTTAGAAACTTTTTTGCGAACGCATAAAATTTTATGTTATGGTGGAACTGCAGTTAATAATATTCTACCAGAACAATACAGATTTTATAATAAAAACATTGAAATACCTGATTATGATTTTTTTTCTCCTTATGCTATGGAATATGCACGAGATTTAGCAAATATATATTATAAAGCAGGTTATGAAGAAGTAGAGGCAAAATCAGGGGTTCATAGTGGGACATATAAAGTATTTGTTAATTTTGTACCAATTGCCGATATTACTTTATTAGATTATAAATTATTTCAAAATATTTCAAAAAAAGCAATAAAAATTAATGGAATTAATTATTGTCCGCCTAATTTTCTACGTATGGCAATGTATGTTGAATTATCTCGCCCTATGGGAGATGTATCTAGATGGGAAAAAATATTAAAACGCATTATATTATTAAATAAAAATTATCCACTTAAAGGCGAATCTTGTGATAAGCAAGATTTTCAAAGAAAATATGAAGGAAAACAAGAAGACCAAAACAATATATATGAAATAACTAAAAATTCATTTATTAATCAAGGTTTAGTTTTTTTTGGAGGCTACGCATCAACCTTATATAGTAAATACATGCCACAAAAAGAAAGAAAACAAGTTTCTAATTTTCCAGATTTTGATGTATTAAGTGAAAATCCCGAATCCAGTGCTACTATTTTAAAAGAACAATTACAATATGAAGGTTATAAAAATGTAAAAATATTTAAAAAAAAACCAATAGGTGAATATGTTGATGTTCATTATGAAATTATTGTAAATAATGATGTAATAGCATTTATTTATAAACCAACTGCTTGTCACAGTTATAATTTAATAAATATAAATGGACAAAAAATAAAAGTAGCATCAATAGATACTATATTAAGTTTTTATTTAATATTTATATATGCAAATAGACCATATTATGATGAAAATAGATTATTATGCATTGCTGAATATTTATTTAAAGTCCAATTAAAAAATCGTCTGCAACAAAAAGGGTTATTACGAAGATTTAGTGTATTATGCTATGGCAAGCAAAAAACACTAGAGGATATGAGAGAAGAAAAAGCAAAATTATATGCAAAAATTAGAAAAAATGAAGTATTACGCAATTCAAAATTATATAATATTAATTTTTTTAGATACATACCAAAAGAAGATTATAAAATAACAAGTAAATCAAAGAAAAATATGAAACATAATAGTAAACATACAAAGAAACATAAAAACTATTAAATTTATTTTATTTTATTTTATTTTATAAAATATACATTTTCCGTGTTTTATTGTTTTTGCCAAGTTATATTTTTTACATACAACTTTTCTAGATTTTAATTTTATTAAATTAAAATTAGTATATATTTTATTGCTTAATTTTTTATTATTATAACTAACGTTAACATAATTAACAAAAGGTAAAAATAATTTTGTATTGTCTATTTCTGGATGTCCTTGATATCCAAAAAATGGGTATTTTTTGTGCTTTACTATATCTATAAACTCTTTATTATTTTTATCCAAACTAGTAGCAATAATTTCATAATTTTTTATTTTATCTTTTTGATGTAATGCTAATTTATTATTATGTGTTAATTTTTTAGTTTTGTTAAAATTCTTTTTAAATAATTTTCCCAATTTGCTATTTTTAAATTTTGGTATTGTTTTATATTCATTATATGCTTCTACATTTGTAAAAGTATTTTTAATATTTTTATTTGTTAAATTATATTTTTTTTCAATTAAAATCATATTTTCATAACCATGACATATTGCTAATATTGGTATTATAATATTAGCATTAGCAAATAATTTGATTTTTTTAACTATATATTTTTGTATTAAAAAATGTTGCTTTATAAATTTGTTGTCATATAAATTACCTACTTGGCTTCCTGGAAATAATAAACCATCTAAGTGAGGTAATATTTTATTTAATTCAAATTTTGTAATAGTATATGGTATTATAATATAATCGATTGAATTTTGCACTAAAAAAGTTATTAAATTTTCTTTTAAAAATATTTCATTTGAAATATTATTTTTTATATAAGGTGTTGCTAAAATACCTACTAAAGGTTTGATTCTAATCATATTATTATTAGTAAATATATTTTCATACTAAAACGAAAAATTTGTTACTTTTTGCTATGTAGTGTTTACAAATTAATGTTTAAAAAGTTATAAATTCATAACCTTTATGGAAACAAATTTTACTTAAGTTATAAAATATATAAAGTATAACATTTTTATATATTTTAAAAATCTTTATATTAATTTTTATTGAATAACATTTACATTCTGGGGAAACCAACCAAGTTAGCACCAATACCAAAACCAGCACCAGATCTAGCACTTACACCCATTGTAGGAATAAAAGTATCTAATATAGAGAATGTTGCAGCAGCCATTAAAGCAATAATAGCAATTTCTTCCACTTTCAATGGTTTTTGTGGAATGACAAAAGCAACAATTGCAACCATCAAACCTTCAATTAAATATTTTACAGCTCTTTTTACTAATTCACCCATACTGAAATTCATTTTGTTTTATAATAATACTCAAGAAAAAAATTATATTTATACACAATTTTATATATTTTTTAATTAATTATAAATATATAAATTTTTACCTAAATATATAAATTAAAATTTAACATATTTAATTATTAACAGTTTGTTTAATTTTAATTAAAGTTTGTTAAATTATAATTAATTATGTTAAATTATAATTATAATTAATTAATATAATCTTTAAATAAAATACTTAAAATTATATTAAAATACTATTTTATAAAATGTTTAATAAAAAATCTTCTAAATCTAAAGACAAAGATAAATCTAAAGACAAAGAGAAATCGGTAAACGACCTAGAAAAAGCAAAATATGTAGATTTATTAGATGAAGATAAACCTTTAAGTGGTCAAAAATATGTGTGTCTAAGTTTTATCTCTCCTGAAGACCATATTAAAAATAAAGAATTATTTTATTTTGAAAGATTTCTAAAGAACTTTGAGTTTAAAAAAACTTTTGAAAAATACACACAATTTTTAAGTTTTTTAGCATACAAATACAATTTAGATTTCAATAAATTAAGCAAAGATATGGAGGAGTTTGTAGAAGAAGAAAGAGAGAATCTATTTTTAACTACTTTAGATGATGAATATAAAACATTTATTGATGCTAAAGAAGAACAATTACAAAAAGAATATAATGAACTACATGAATTTCAAACAAATACAAGAGGTATTAAAGTGCGAGGGGTATTTGGTTCACAAGAAGAAGCAGAAATGAGATGCAAGATGTTAAGAGAACTAGATGTAAATCATGATGTTTATGTAGGAGCAGTTGGTATGTGGATGCCTTTTCATCCAGAAGCATATAAAACAGGACGCGTTGAATATTTAGAAAAAGATTTAAATGAACTTATGAGTCATAAGAAGAAAAATGACGAAATTTCTAAAGAGCAATTTAAAGAACGTGTAAAAGAAAGTAAAAAGAAAGCTATTCAAGAAAATATTGCTAAAGCTCAAAAAGAAGGCAATAAATTAATGCAAACAATAGATGAAGAGGGCAATTTAATAAATGCGGATAGAATGGATGTTCCTGGTAAAAACTTGCTTTTTGGTGACAAAGAAGATGATGATGTATCTACTGCTGATTTGCGTAAAGAATTATTTGAAGCCGAAGATATTATTGTAGGAAGAAAGAAAGATAATGATCATGGTTTAGGGGAACTATTAGAAAGACAAAAAGAACGTGCAGAAAAAACAACGACACAAGAAAAATTAGAGCCTATTTCTGAATCTCCTAAAAATATTGATTAATTAAATACAATAAATTGCTATTTATAACAATTTTTAATTTTTTTTACTAGAAAATTTATATTATGCTATATTATAATATAAATTTTTATGTCAAATGCCAAATATATTAGGATGTATAAGAAAGGGAAAGACTATGACGAAACTTTAGATATTTCAACTATGTTAGACGGTAAGTTAAACCCAGATACAATAAGTTGGATTAGACAAAACATACCCTCAATAGTGGAAATACATTTTACAAAACTTACTCCTACTGAAACTAATCCAAAAAAAAAGAATCATATAACAATTGTATTTGATGATTGTTCTAGAGCACATTGGTGGTATAAAGATAGTGATACTCTTAACATACCGAATAAATTTGATCCAAGAGTTGCTAAAGTATATACTGAATTTATATACTCTAGAAATTTTATAACTATAGAAGGCACTAAGAATTCCGTCATAACTATTTCACAATATTTATTAAATCTTCTATATAATAATATGAAAAATCATACAGAAATATACGGAGACGTACGCGACATAACTGAATATGTAGGACATTTGTTTTCATTACGAAGCGAAGAGGAATTAAATGAATATGGAACAAATATTGAGATTGAATGTCCAGATTTAATTGAATTAGATGAAAACAAAAGAAAACATGAAGAACCTATAGATGAATATGGTAGCTTTATTAATTCAAGGCGTAAACCAAACGATTTTGACTATCTACGTAGAGACAGTGAGAGAGACAGAGACAGATACAGTGACAGAGACAGTGACAGAGACAGTGACAGAGACAGAGACAGAGACAGAGACGGTGGTAGCAAAAAAATAAAAAAATCACATAAAAAAAAATCACATAAAAGAAAATCGTATAAAAAAAAATCACATAAAAGAAAATCGTATAAAAGAAAATCGTATAAAAGAAAATAAAACTATTATTAATATTTATAATATTTATTGAAAAATATTATAAATTAATTATTACCATTTTGTTTTGCGTACATTAATCTTTGGTCCTTTTTTCTTATCTCTTATATTTGGGTCATACATTTCTTCTTCATTATCAGAGTCTAAATTTTTACTAATTTCCCAAAATTCTTTTGAACCTAATTTAAATGTTTTATGATGGTCTGCTTTATACCAAAAAATTTGGTCTTGTAATTTATTGGATTTTGCATTATTATTTATTACTAAACATTCAAAATTTT